TAGTCCCAAGGTCGGAGATCGCATAACCTATGGAAAATATGCTGGTCAGAAACTTGTTGTAAAAGGCGTTAAATTCCTTCTGCTGAACGATGATGAAATTACATCGATCTTGCCAGACGGCGTTGAAGTCGCAGCTTATGTGGGATGAATCCAATGGCAGATAATGAAGAGATCATAAATGAAATCGAGGCCGAAATTAAAAAGGCCAAGGGCGAAGTTAGCGATTTTGAAATAGAAATTGTTGACGATCCCGTTCAGGAGAAGCGTGAGGAGACCAAGGACGTGGCTGAAGAGCAGGGCGATGATTATGGCCCGAAAGTTCAGAAGCGCATCCAGAAGCTCGTTACGCAGCGCAGGGAAGCCGAAATCCAAGCCAAGAACATTCAAGAGCAAAATGCACAGCTCACGAAACGTCTTGAACGCTTGGAGCAGGGTTCTCAAAAGAGTGCTGAAGAGAACTTTAACCAGCGTTACGCCCAAACCAAGCAGGCTTTAACTACTGCTGTGGAGGAAGGCGACACGGAGGCGCAGGTTAACTATCAAGAGCAGATGGCCGACATGCGCGCGGCTATGCGTATTGCAGACATGCAGAAGCAGCAACAGCAGCAAGGGCGTCAGCAACAACAGCAACGCCAACAGCAGCAACGCCAGCAGCAACCTGCACAAGCACCAGCTCCACCAAAGGCTATGTCTTGGTGGCAGGAAAATAACTGGTTCAACGCCGCAGGTTTTGAACGAGAAACAGCCGCAGCCCGTGCGATTGATGTCCAGCTCGACTTAGAGGGTTTTGACAAAAATTCGGACGATTATTACGATCACTTAAACACCCGTTTACAAAAGGTCTTTCCTGAGTTATCCTCTGGATCAAGTCCCAGTAGTAAACCACGAACGAAAAGTAGACCACCAGTTGCGCCTCCTACCGGCGGTTCGTCAAGTTACAAGGGCAATAGAGTTAGAATGTCGCAAGAACAACTCAGAATGGCTAGAGAACTTGGTATCACAGATGCAAATGGTCTTAAACAATATGAAGCCGAAATTCGGCGTCAGCAGAAGGAAGCCAACTAATGACTGAGTCAAGAAATGTTCGTGCGAGTGAAACTCGTGATTCCGTGCGCGATGGGGAAGCCCGTCAAGAAACCGCATGGAAACCCCCATCACTTTTGGATGCACCCGACGCACGTCCCGGTCATGTCCAAAGGTGGGTAGCGACCTCGATCCAAGGGAAAGATACTCCTGACAACGTCTACAAACGTATGCGGGAAGGGTGGTCAGCGCGTAAGGCTGAAACTGTGAAGAGTAAGTTGTTTCCGACTATTAATCACGGACAGTGGGAAGGTTGCATAGGCATCGAAGGAATGTTGCTCTGTGAAATGCCCGAAGAACGGCATAGATCAATGAAAGCATACTATTCTAGTAAGAATGGTGAGCAAAACGAATCCGTTGCAGGTGACCTAGACGCGCTAGGACGGCGTAATGGACTACCAATCCAACAGGATAGGAAGTCTGAAACAAGTCGCGGCAGAAATCTTTCTGCCATGAGCGATTAACTTTAACGCTATAGGAGCGAAAAAATGGCAAATGTTGATGCTGCTTTTGGGTTTGTCCCAGTTCGCCATATGAGTGGTAATGCGCCTCGTGCTAATAAGTACACTATTGCTAGTGGTCTTGCAGAGAACATCTTTAAAGGTGATCTTGTAATTCTCATTGCCAGTGGCTTGCTTACTCCGCACACCGCAGGGGAAGCCAATAATATTGGTGTCTTTGCAGGGGTATCATATACCGCAGCAGATGGTTCATATGTGTACAGTGAATACTGGCCTACGGGTACAGTGGCCACAGAAATCATAGCTTATGTCTATGACGATCCGTACACTGTCTTTAAGGTTCAGAGCGCGGGTACAACTGCCCAGACTAATGTCGGCAATTGCGCTGATGTTGTTGCTGGCGCAGGTTCGACCCTCACAGGTCAATCTGGCTTTGAACTTAGTGGTACAATGGCCGCAGGAATTGCTTCCTGCAAAATCATTGCACTTTACGATGCACCAGATAATGCTTTTGGTGCGAACGCGATCATGGAGGTGACCATTAATGAACACCTTCTTGGTACGAATATCGCAGGTATTTAAGGAAGGATTTAAATCATGGCTATGAATCGCGCATCATTTGCGAAAATGCTAGAGCCGGGTCTGAATACCCTCTTTGGCCTAGAATATGACAGCTACCCATCCGAATACGAAGCAGTGTTCTCTTCCAACACCTCTCAAAAGGCTTACGAAGAAGACGTCCTGCTCGCCGGATTTGGCGCTGCCCCAACTAAAAACGAAGGTGCATCTGTTTCTTATGATGACGCTGGCCAGCAATGGACTGCGCGTTACCAGCACGAAACGGTTGCTTTGGCATTCTCAATTACTGAGGAAGCTGAAGAGGACGGCCAGTACGGCTCAATCGCTTCTCGTTACACCAAGGCACTTGCACGGTCTATGTCCTCTACTAAAGAGATCAAAGCCGCCAACGTCTTGAACAACGCTACATCTGCGAACGGTGGAGACGGCACTACTCTCTTGAGTACTGCTCACCCAACACAGAACGGCAACCAGTCAAACACGTTAGCCACAGCGGCTGACTTGTCTGAGACATCACTTGAGTCAATTCTTATCCAGATTGCGGATATGAAAGACGAGCGTGGTCTTCGGGTTGCGGCACAGGGTACACAGTTGATTATTCCAACTGCTTATACCTTTGTTGCAGAGCGTTTATTGGAATCACAGCTCCGCACTGGAACTGCTGATAACGATATTAATGCAATAAAATCAGGGGGTTACCTGCCAAAAGGATACCATGTGATGCGCCGTTTAACTGACGCTGACCAGTTCTTTGTGCAGACAGATGTCCCAGATGGTCTGAAATACTTCACTCGTTCAGCAATGAAGAAGGGTATGGAAGGCGACTTCGAGACTGGTAACATTCGTTATAAGTGTCGTGAGCGTTATTCGTTTGGTTTCACTGATTGGCGCGGTGTCTTCGGTTCCGAAGGCGCATAAGCTAAAAACCTAGTTTTGGTTTAATTGAGGCGATCTTCGGGTCGCCTCTTTTTTTATTTAAAAAAGATCATTTATCCACTTGCTATACTGTATGTAGTAATATAGGAAGAATTTATAGATTTTTAGAAAGGATTACTCAGATGGCATATGCATATAATCACCCCGGAGAGCGAAACTACTACAGCAGCATTCATTCTTATAAGATGGCTAACGCTGCTGAGACTAAGCGCAAAAATTGGATTGCTACTGATGATCGCGCTCAAGAGATCATTGATTTTGTTGAGGGCTATGGATCTGAAGACGAAGGTTTTTTCCCAGCCGTAAAAAAAGGCATCTGGACGTTTGGCAAGCCTACGGACAACATGCGTAATGCTGTAGTCAAAATTATTGACAAGCGTATAGCTCAAAAAGCTGAGTGGGCGACTAGAGATGGCAAGTGCAACTTTGTCGGCACAGTAGGTGAGCGTCAGGCTTTCGCTCTCACAGTCAAGCACGTTGTTAGTCTTGACGGTGGCAACTGGGGTACAAGCTACATCAACATCTGCCGCGATGCTGACGACAATGTTGTAATCTACAAAGGATCTAACTGCTGGGAAAAAGGCAATGCAGTTGAGTGCATGGCTAAAGTCAAAGATCATGGCGTTCGCGAAGGTGTAAAGCAGACTATCATTCAACGACCTACCAAAGTAAAAGTAAATGGCAAAGATTGGTATTAACAAAATCAAAGGCGGTCTTCGGATCGCCTCTTTCTTTTTAATCTAACTTGTTGTATCGTGTGAGTATCCCTGACAGCCGCATTCCGCGTCTGACATTTGCCACGACAGGAGAAATCACATGGCTAATACAACTTTTACTGGGCCAGTACGCTCAGAAGGCGGCTTTCAAGTAGTATCAAAAAATGCAACTACTGGCGCTTACACAGACATTGCAACAATTGCATCCACTGGTATTATTACCGATAAATTTGTTAAGCACGTTGGCTTTGCCACAGGCGTAACAGTAAACTCAACTGCTGGTGACTCGCCAACTATTGGCGTATTTGCACAGCCAGCTAATACAATTATTACTGACATTAAAATCTTTTGTGTAACTGCACCTGTAACAGGAAGTGGTGACATTGGTTATGAAGTAGGTACATCTTCTTCTGGTTCACAGATTGTAGCTACTCAGGCTGACGAAATCTTAGACGCTGGTACAACAGTTGTTCTAGGTAACGTAACTTTGACTGAATTAGTTGTTCAGACTCAAGATGCCACAACTGCTCCTGCATCCGTTCAGTATGCTTCTGCGGCGCGAAACATCTTCTGTAACATTACTAACACTGTTAATGCTACAACTGCTGGTTCGTTTACGTTCATCATCGAGTATGTGCAAATTGCGTAATTAATTTAGTTGGGAGCTTTGTCTCCCAGCTTATTATCTTGTAGGAGATTAATATGGGCATACAAACAGACGTACAAGTTGGCTTTATAACAGACGAAAATGCCGCCGATCCAGATCGGTTGGTTACAGCGGCTAGGCCAAATACATCAGCAACGATGGCGGCAACTACCTTCTTAGGTGGCGGCGCTAGAAACGTAACTGTAACTACGGCAGGGACTGGCGACAACAATAAGACGTGTACTATTACTGGCACAGATGTTTTCGGAAATGCTATCACTGAAGTAATAACTTCAACTGGTTCTGCTGAAGCAGTAGCAGGTGCTAAGTTATTTGTAACAGTTAGTGCAGTAGAATGTTCTGCTCAATACGCAGGAAACATTACAGTTGGATCTGGTTCGCTTTGTGCTAGTGCAGTAGCTGGTGGTGGACGAACTCGACTAAAAGGCTATTCAATTGTCTCCGCTGGAACGGCAGGGTTAGTTGATTTCTTTAATGGTACGCCAGACAGCGGCACTATCATATTTAAAGCTCAGACTATTGGCACAGACAATTCAACTGTGGACAACACTATTCCAGATGAGGGTATGCTTTTTAAGAATGGCTTATCTGTAAAATATACAGTTGCTACAGTTGTATTAATGAACGTGTTTTTCGCATAGGGGAAATAAATGGCAACTTCAGGAACCGTAGCGTTTAAGCCAGATATCGAAGAGATTATCACTGAGGCGTTTGAGCGTTGCGGAGTAGATCCACAAGTTCAAACAGGCGATAGGGCTGTATCTGCACGGCGCAGTCTTAATCTTCTCTTCTCTGAGTGGGCTAACAGAGGTATTAATTACTGGACTTTATCTCAGAATACTCTGACATTGGTGAATGGGCAGACAGCGCCCTACCCACTACCTGCTGGCACGATTGATATTTTAGACGCGGTAATCCGCGACAGCTCTGGATCAGATACGTCTGACCAGATTATTAATCGTGTGTCGATTGCTGACTACAACCAACTGCCAAATAAAACTTCTAGTGGTAAGCCAAGCCAGTATATGTTGGACAAGCAAGCCACTCCAATTCTTTACCTTTGGCAGATACCAGACAGATCAACGTACAGCATAGTCTATTGGGCTATAAACCAGCTAGAGGATGTCACGGCATCAAATCAAGACGCAGACATTCCATATCGGTGGAACGACTGTATCTGCGCTGGTCTGGCAAGTAAGCTGTCACTAAAATTTGCAAATGATAAATTCACAATACTAAATGAAATGTATGAGCGTTCATTTAACTTTGCGTCATCTGCTGATAATGATGGCGTAAGTCTGAGGATTCAGCCTACCGTGCTGAATTTATATTAATGGCAAAATACGCAAGAGGAAAAAAATCCTACGCAATAAGCGATATAAGTGGTCTTCGGGTAAGATATACCAAATTGAAGACGACTTGGGATGGCTTGCGTGTTTCACCTGAAGACTACGAGCCAAAACATCCACAACTTACTCCTGCTAAAAATGTTGTAGACGCGACTGCCTTATTTAATGCTAGACCAGATAACGATCCTGAGAATGTTGCAATATATATTGGCTTTACGCAGGACTGGACAATTGATCCACGGCTTCGCCCTCCAGTGGGCGTTCCAGCTAATGGTAATACTGGTAACGTACTTATTGTGTCTGGCCCAGAAGCAACTGGGGATGCTGGTACAGGTGCAACTGGCAATGAATTACTAGAGCTAACATTAGCAGAAGCTGGTGTTGCTGGTACAGGTGCAGTTGGAGCCGCCACAGTTATTGGAATTAAGGGTGTATCTGGATTGTCTGGCACAGGTGCTGTTGGCATAGAGGCTTTAGACTTATCAATTAATGAAGCTGGCGTGGCTGGCACAGGCGCAGTTGGCACAGAAAATGTCCAAGTTCTTGGCTGGGGCCAAGAAGGTTGGGGAATAAATGGATGGGGTGAATAAATGAATTACACTACTTTAGTTGCAAACATCCAAAACTTTTTGGAAGATGACTCAGCAGAACTTACAGCTTCTGTAGATCAGATAATAGCGCAGGCGGAAGATATTATCTTTCAGCGCCTGCCAAATTTACCTTGCTTTAGGCAAAGCACAACAGCCAATCTTGTTGCTGGAACTACTGACTATGTAGTGGCATCAGCGAGGATGATTAGGCAGGTATCGGTAATAAGCTCAAATGTTTCTTCATACCTTAACCACAGGGTAGATTCATATCTGCGTGATTACTGGCCTAACGCTACTTTGCAAAGTACACCAGAATTTTACAGCACAAAATCAGCAAATACGGCAGGCACTACAATAACAATTGCCCCAACACCAAATTCGACTGATCCATACCAAGTTGACTTTATTGCACCAGAGGCAGGATTAAGTTCAAGCAACGCAAACACATGGGTTGGCGACAATGCCGAAAATGTGTTACTATCGGCGTGTCTATATGAGGCATCAGCATTTCTCAAAGCTGGAGAGACATTGGCGCTTTATAAAACACAATTTGACGAAGCACTGCAATTATTTGTACAAGAGATGCAACGCGATTACGCGGCAGAATATAATGGAGGTTTATAATGGCTATTACACAAGCGATGAGTACACTATTTAAAAAAGATGTCCTGCTGGGTGATCAGCACTTAGACAGCGATACAATAATGATTGCACTCTACACAAGTTCCGCAACACTAAATGCTACCACAGATGGATACATAACATCTAATGAAGTCGCCAACGGCAATGGATACACTACTGGTGGAGAAGCTCTGGCAAGTAAGACAGTCATTGAAAACGGCACGTCTGGTTGTTTTGATAGCGCCGATCCTGCGTGGACATCAGCGACATTCACTGCGCGAGGCGCATTGATTTATAATAAAACACTTGGCGATGCATCGTCAAACGCGCGAGGCGCAATCGCAATCTTAGATTTTGGTGGTGACTTTACAGTTGCTGGTGGTACATTTAAAATTGTATTTCCTGCAAACACCGCCTCCAACGCAATAGTAAGGATAGATTAATATGGCTAGTACCTATGTAAATGACCTCCGCCTCAATGAGATGGCAACTGGCGATGCGTCAGGCTCATGGGGTACAATAACCAACACAAACCTTGAATTAATTGGAGAGGCTCTAGGCTACGGCACAGAGGGCATCACGACCAATGCTAACAATCATACATCAACAATAGCTGATGGCGCTACAGACCCAGTTAGAGCTTTATACGTCGAATATACAGGTACGCTCGACTCTGCTTGTACAATTACTATTGCTCCTAACACTGTTAATAAATTTTGCTTTATTGAAAACGGAACATCAGGTTCTCAAAATATCATTATCAAGCAAGGTTCTGGCGCAACGATTACTATTCCACCCGGTGATTCTAAGGCTGTCTATTTAGACGGCGCTGGCTCTGGCGCTAAAGTGGT